GTCCTATCAGCGTCATTTGGGTTATCCCGTGCCGAACTCATAGAGAGGCTAGGGCGTGGGATGCTATCCCCGTCCGAGTTTCAGGAAGTTTACAAGAAATTTTTAGAAAAGGCTTGACATTCTTTAAGACCTATGGGATATTGGTAACAGGTAACAAGTCTCGGAGACAAAATCATGGATAGTTACACAACAATGGATGCAATTGATTATGAATTCATTACTGCAATTCTTGATAACTGCTTACAACCGGAGTATCCTGAGCTTGAATATCTATTTAAAAGTGTTGATAAAGGGGTAATGCTCTCTATCAATACAGGTAATCTAATGGCAACAAAAGAAGACTGGGTTTTAGCAACTGAAAAGATTTTTGAACAGGAGCTTCTGACCGCATTAAAAGGTCAGATAGTTATGCTGGCAGAAGGGCCGTTTACCGTAGAAGAAGACCTGTCCTTGTCTGAATCTGACTGGTCTTTGGTAAACCCAATGAAACTTAGAAATTAAATAGCTAATCATTTTATAGCTAATCAATTGTATTGGATGTGATCAAGGCTACAAAATAAAACCCCGTTCAAGAATACCGATGGACGGGGTTTTATTTTGTCCTTTTCGTGTCCTGGCCTCCTGCTTTATCCTAGCCTCCTGCTTTATCCTAGCCTCCTGCTTTGCGCCGCAGATATTCAGCAAGGAGAAGTGCCTCCGCCCGCCCGTTGTATTTCTTGAGCTTTAATTCCATAGCCATCTGGGGGAATAACTGCACCGCAATAATCCTTGATGCGTCCTTGTCTTTCCCAATCAAGCCATAGTGCTTTTTCCATTCTTGAGGGGGCACCAACTCCATAGGAATATTTAACGCTGCGATCACTCCCAACCAAATGCCAAAATTCATCCCAAAATCAAAGGTTGAACGAACTCCCTGTCCTGGCATTGAATGAACGCTCTCTATGGCGATTATTGAGTTTGAGGTAACTAACTGTGCTAACTCCGATGCCATTAATGCAGGGTTTGACTTCGTTGTGATTTTAGTTTTGGACTTGACTGTTCCCTTGTCCGCAAGTTGATCAAATAGCGTGAGGTTTGGCTTTTTGCTTTTAACCTTAGTTTTAATCTCAATAACTGGACAATCAATGAGTTTGATTCCCGATGGAGAGATGATAGCAACTCCTCCGGTTTTTCCTGGGTCAATTCCGATGAAAGTATTGATCATTGTTTTATATTTGCAAGGTTAATGATTGATGGACTGTGGGCAACATTTAAAACCCTTTCAAGTACCCAAGAAAAGTTTTGTTTATTAACTATTTCGCCAGTCTTTTTGCTCAAAATCCTAAGCATTATTCTTGTTTTATCGCTAATATAACCCGGATCATAGCCTAACTTTTCACCTATCTCTGAATAGGTATTATCTGTTAATATCCCCTCAATAATTTTCCTGGTTAAACTGTCAATGTGTTTCCCTGTTTCAGATAAAACCAAGCTATCAACTAACCAAATATATTCTAATTGTTCCCTAGATGTCATTGGTAAAATCTTCCTCTTTGTAATAAACCCCATTGTGAATTCTAAAACCCTCGATATTCTCTGTTTCGATATCCCAGAAATTAACTTGTTCACCAATCATCCAGATCAATAATTCTCTCAACGTACCAAAACACGGAAGGTGTGGCAACTCAAGTCTTAGTCTGTCAGGCGTTCCAAAAGCACCCTTAAAATGACTACTAAATCTAAAAATAGTGTAATGATGACTAGCTATTTCTTTCGATATTTCTTCTACTTCATTCAGCAAACTTTCCAAATCTTTCATAACTATTTCCATCCCTTCTTAATACTATTCTGATTAGCAAAAGCTACATGATCTCTGGTGATCTGCCACTTATAACGGGGTCTTAACTCCTCTCCAATCCTGACACAATCCGAGTCTGTATCAGTCAGAGGAGTCACACCATTCTGATATTTGAACAAGGTCTTAGTTACCCAATTGACATCTGTTAATAATTGATTCCCGCCGCGCTTTCTGGCAGTATCAACAACTAACTCGACAATCTCTGGATAGTCTGATTTTGGTTTGGATTTTTTCATTTAAAACTCCTGTTCATTATCTATAGTTTTCTTCATCCCTGAGTTAACAGGTGTTAGCCCCTCTCGCCACGCCAACCATCGGGTTTGTTGGTTTAGTTTGGCGGCGTTGTAATCCTCTAAGCTGATGTTCCAATCCTCAACAGGAGCAAACTCTAAACCAAGATCAAGAATGGTTTTGACAGCCCCTTCACGGGGGTATTTGGCTTTAGGGTTTGTCGTCCGGTGATAGAGTGCCATCAAAATAAAGTCTTTGTTTTTGGGGATGGGATTGGGTTCTGGGATTAACAGGATTTGACTGTAGACTGATTCGACTACTTCGGGATAATTCATGGGCTTGTGTTTTGCTTTGCTTATAGGATAAATCAAAGGTTCTACTACATATCAGGTAAAAAGTAAAATAGTTTTAATTTTTTATTATTTTAGATTGGAAAAAGAAATAGCTAATGTATTTTTTATCCCACCATATAAATCATAAAATTCGACAATTATTGATTCATTTGGTTTCATCACTCGATAACTTCTATCAAAATATCCTGAACAATAGTCTGCACCGTAATCTTTTTCACAAATAACACGAAAAGGGATATCTGAAGTGATGTTTAATTGTTGAGGTATATCTAAAGGATTTTTTATTATGTGTTGTGTTTTTTTGTTTTTTGATATAAAAACTAAATAATTTCCTGAACGATTAAATATCGTTCTATTTGCATTAGCTAAACATGAATTAGCAAAAGATACGCTCAATAATGTAACAGTCAATAGTGATAAAAACAGTTTTTTCATTATTTTTTCTTGTTTTTGTTTTATGATAATTTTACCATTATTCTACTACATATCAGGTAAAAAGTTTACACTTCTGAAACCATTAATTTCCTTGATTAGTTTTTGACCTAAACCAAAATTTTGCAATTCATCAAATATCAACTCAGTAGTTTCAGCATTTAATCCAAACTGAGTTTTGAGTGATGATTTGCGGTAACAGTCACGGGCTGGTATAGGTTCACCCTTAAATATTTCCTTGATGAAATTAAACACCGCTTGAGCCGATTCAGAAAGTGTTTTATCGGGTAATGTTTTGTTAGCTGTTCCATTCCACGAAGGTTTATATTTAGCTTGTAATTCTGACTCAAGAGTTAAACGTTTTTGCTCATCCCAATTTTTTGTGATGTAAAAAGCTATTTTCACCGATACGTCACCAATTGATTCAAGATGTTTTTTAACATGATGTTCCCAGTCACCTTTATTGTTCCAACGTCTCCAAAGGTCTTTAGATTGACCTACATAAAGAGGGTTTTGATAACCGTCAACAAATACACAATATACTCCCGCTTCGTGTTGTGGTAGCCATTGCAAGCCACTGGGATAATCTATTGATTGCCAGGTATTACAATCTAAGGGATTTATTGATTGTAACACTTTGGGAACATCATCTTTTTTTAGATTGATATTAGGTGATGGAACTGTTTTAACATCTATTGGTTTATTTAAAAAAATAGGATTTAATAAACCATCAGGAGCATTGCCTTTTTTTCTATACTCAAGATGATGTTTATGCGTTGGATGTTCTGCGATTTGATGCTGATTAGAACCACAAACAACAACAGGATAGGCAGCACTTTGGATGTACTGAAATTCAGGGGTGTCATGTTTCCACAAGTTTTGAATCTCACTCCTAGCACTAGCACCACAAAGAATTAAAAGGAAATTATTTCTAAACTTCCCATCAATTCCTATTGCTTCGGTGTTATGACTTTGCATGAAACCGATTAAACAAATATCAAATTTTCTAGCATTAGAAAGTTTCCGAATCGCATAAGTAAAAGTCTTAACTCTTTTTTCCTTGTTTTGCAATGGTTTGATAGTGTCTAATTGTGCTAACTCGGACATCGTATCATTGATTTCATCCAAGCAGACAATGATAGAATGCCCGTCTTTTTCTTTTCGGTTTTCGACTTCTTCAATTAGCCAGCACAAAATCTGATAAATTATTTCAACATCTGATTCAACCCTAGGGAAACCCATTTGTTGCCAGATAGGGTTTTTTGAAGCGTGGATATCCAAAACAATCACCTCGGCGGGTTTATGCTCAGTTAGTTTGCCAATCACGAAACCAGCACCTAGAGATGTTTTTGCGCTCCCAGAATTTCCCCCGATTAATATTCCCGAAGACTCATCGGCTAACTTATCCCAGTTATAGAAGTTTAAGATATGATTGGAGGGAATATCGCAAGGAATAAATGATAGTTCATCTGAATAGATATCATGATTCTCTTGATTATATTCCACAGGACTCTCTCGGTCTAAAACCATCAATTGACTCCGGTGAAGATTCCCTTCATTGTCATCCGACCTTCTTTGTTGCGATGGTGGTAATGTTTGATCATGGCTTTTAGGCTGCGCGATCGCTTGCTGACTTTCGTTCAAATATCTAATATCCCTAAATTTTTCTAACTCATATTCCATCCCCAACCGCCGCAGAAATATAGCCTCGGTTTGCTCCTCTACCTTGGCTTGTAGCTTGATTGATTTCTCTGATTGACTCCCCATCACCCACCCCGCAATGGATAGCACTGCACCCGCAGACGTGCCAACAATCCCTAACTGTGGGTTTTTGTTGATTGCCAAAGGTGAAAACATCGCCAGACTACAACCAGCGATGGTTAGACCTATTGACCATGCTGACAGGTGAGGATTTTTTAAATGTTCAGGTGTAGTTGAGTTATTCATTATTTTCAGGTTGAGGTAATGTGAAATATATCCAAATTGAAACAGTGACAATCAACAATAAAATCCATAATAATAATCTTAAAACTATCCAAGATTGTCCTATTCCTAAAGCATAAAAAACACCAATCAATAAAGCTATAGCACCAAAAACTAACTCGTCAGAGTTTACAGATTCTTGATTATCAGAAATTAAATATAAAATAACACTACCAACAATCAAACCCAGATAAAGACAAATTAGCAATACTCTAGCTTCAGGATAAAGCAAAGCAAAATGTGATAACAAAAAGGAACAAGATAAACCTGTTCCAAAGATTGAAAACTTTTTGACTTTCCATAGTTTCATGTTTTGATTGGGGGAATGTTTCACCCCCAAATAAATTTACAGTTTCATCGAGTTTTCAATTTTGTCCAACTGGCGCATCACGTTAACAGCCCCTACATTTTCGTTAGCGTAATTACCAACGATTTGCATATATTTAGGAGCTTGACCATCTAACATTTTTTGAGTTTGAATCTTTTCCTCAAAACGTTTCAATGAACCTTCTGCCACACCTTTAACATATTGTTGGTCAGCTTCGTACCACTCAGTACGAGCTTTATCAACTTTCAATTGAGCTTCGACAATTACCTTTTTATTTGATGCTGCTTTGATTGCATTTTCGGCAATAATCTTAGCTCCCTTAGCTTCATTTTCAGATGGGTTAACTCGGTCAGGAATATTGAACTGTTGGTCAAATTCATCAGTTCCTGCATAGGAGCGTTCACGGGTATAGGGAGTGATATCACCTTTTCCTGTTGGACTCATCACTTTAGAGAAATTAGCGCCCGTGCCAGCTTCTTTGATAATGTTTCCAGTTGAAAAACGATTGCGTAAACCGTCTAATTTAGTTGCCATTTCTTTTTCTCCATTCAATAATTAGCTGTTCTTTGCACCCTTCGCCACCTTTGTTTTTCAGGCATTTTTCATAACCTGAAAGGTTGGCTACGGCTACAAACTTTTGAAACTCCTCTGTTGGTTTATTGATTAGCCTGACAACTTCAGAAGTTATCAAACCAACTAACAATAAACTCAGCAAACCCATTGACCAATTAAATACCATCAATCCTGTTATCTGGGGGGAGGTCTGGGTTTCAGATTGTTGCAAATACATTTAATTTGCCTCCAATTTTCTTTGAGAATTTGCATCTAAATACCCCGCTATCGCACCACCAATAAACCCTGCCAGATGACCTTCCCAACTAATCCCTTGCGCAACCGATGGCAGCATTCCACCGATTAAATTTTGGAATATTATCCAGGTAATAACAGCGCATACCAGATTAGGAAAATCAAGACGAAAGACAGCACTAAGAAGACAAAATCCAAAAAAACCATATATCACCCCGCTTGCTCCTATATGATTTGAACCAGGTTGACCAAAGAACCAAACACCAAAACCTTCAATTACTGAAATCACCCAAAAGTTGTAATTGAATTTTCCAGGGGCTTTGAAAATTGTCAGGGTTGCCAATGGCAAATATCCGACTGTGTTCCCTATCAAGTGTTGGGGATCTCCGTGCAGGAATGGCGAGGTTATAATTCCTAACATTCCTATGCCTTCCACTCCTGGTCTGATTCCAAAATAATCAAATTCTGGGAAAAACATTTCCAAAGCCCACATTATTCCCAGATAGATAGCTGCACACTTAAAATCTTTGAGCATGGGTTTACCAGTCTAAATTTATCGAACCTGGTGTCTGGTGTTGCGGTGACTGTGATTGCTGTTGGTTAGGTAGGTTAATCTTTCCTGAATAAAGGAAAAATGCTGCTGCAACGGCTGCAATTCCTAACCAAATCAAATTCTGTTTATTTTTTGTGAAGTCCATAATATCTGTTACAAACAATGTTGTTGTGAATTGCGACTAAAGGGGGGATTGTCAGGTAAAGAATGATTCCAAAAATCATCCATTGGATAATGAATCTATGGTTTATCGTTATCATAAATCCCCTTGAGCGTAGGCTTGACAGAAAGCTCCGGTATTGTCTGGGGTGCGATTATCAACAATATCAGCACCCCCTCTTTGTAAGCAAAGGAGATAAGTTAAGAACCAAACTACTATCCAAAACATCATTTCCTTTTTCGTGTATAAATTTGTCATCGCTGCATTTTATTGTTGTTGTTGATGATTATGTCGGGCGATGGTTGACTAGGACGTTCAATGTATCTTGTTCCTCCTACAACAATAGGTGAAATAAATATCAGGAATATAAAACCTATTGGCAAAAGCATTATATTTGAAGACATTCCTGATGATGTAGCATTCCGGTTTGGTTGTTGTTGGCAATCATCACTTGGTTGTTGATAGTTTTGACATGGAGCTTCATAGTAATTGATATGGATTCCGTTCTTTCTGTTTGACATTGTTTTTAATTGTTTTCAAATTTGTACATATTCACTGCACCACCATTAGGAGTCATCACAGTGTTGGGTGAAACTTGCGGTTGTAATGTTTGAGGCTGTGGTCTTGTTACCATATTTTGATAAATCAAACCTGCAACAATTCCAACTATTAACCACTGCCACCCATTTAACTTGTCAAAAAATTTATCTACCTTCATCGTTTTTTCTCCTAGTAATTCGTTAATTATTGAAAGTTTTTCGAGGTCTTTATCAGAACATTTGTCCTGTGACAAGATTCTGTTTTTCATTTGTCTAAGCTCAGAAGAACTTAAAGATGATTGTGTTTTGACTTCCGATGTTGAATCTGTACCCCGATAATCCTGAATCACCGTATCCGCGTTCTGCAATCTCTGGATTCTGTTGATACTGACGTGGCTCATATTCTTGGTTTTCTTGGGGTAATGTGTATTCGTATTCTTGGATGGTTCGACGGTTTTGGCACGGTCTTTGTGGCATAGTTTCTGTTTGCAAATATGCCTGTTGAAACTCATAACCTGGCGGGAGTTTTGCCAAGGCGTGACCTGTCATAGAGGGCGAGACAAGGCATAAGACAAGGCTTGTGCCAAGTCGTGCCAAGGTTTTGTGAGAAATCACCGTGTCGCATGACAGGTTGTCGTGAACCAACGGGAGAAGAATTGTATCCATTATTTTGAGTCCTTTTGCACTATGTTAATGAATTGGTTTTTTGCAGAGAGTAGACTGCAAATACCGTTTGCATTTGCTTGTAGCATCCAGATGACACTACCACCTCCAATACCCGTTCCAATTATTAGGAGTATGATTGTGTTAATCATTGACTTCTTAATATTGTTTGCTGTTTTTGCGATAGATGACACCATAATCTGTACCTGGTTTTTACTTAACAAATCCCTCCGTGCATAAGAAAAACCACATCGGGATATTGCTTTTTGATTGGTTTATTTGCCCTCTGGCAACGCAAAGTAATTGAGAACGTTTTCGCTTCCGGTAAGTTGAAATCGATCTGCTCTTTCAACCTCTCGAATCTCGGCATCAATAATCATTCCCACTTGATTGAAACAGGTTGTTACTTTTGCAAATTCAAAGCCTTGGGCAAAATGTTCTAAGACTTTATCTTGTAGTTTTTCCGCAGCCAGTTCGACAACCTTGGGGGCTATTTGTTCGGCTAGATTGTCAGCCATTTTGTCGATTGTTTCAGCCATAGATCCGGCTGCGTGTTCTGTTTTTCCCCCCGCTTTCTTCTGTTGGGATTGCAAGTCTTTAACGTATTTTTCAACGGCTTGGGAAACAGACAATGAGTGGGTTTGTTGTATTCCGATAATTGAAGAAAGAATCGCTACCATCCCATTTTGAGGAACATTTGTTGCGTCAAAATGGAAATTTTCTACCAGAGAGGAGATGATTAATCTGGCTCTTTCTGATTTGACTCCAACCGCAGATGCGATCGCGTCAAGGTCGTAGTTTTGTTGAGTTTGTGCTGTCATAATCCTCTTAATTTAATGTCGTTTAAAATCCGTTCACGGGTTCGAGTTCTTGCCCTGTTTTTGTACTCGATTAACTTGCTTGCAGCATCAGCCGAAATCATGCCGTCATTGGGTTGAAAATCAAATTCCTCTGGGCTTAAAACGCCTCGGAGGTCTTGACATAGGGTTCGGAGGTAATTAACCGAAACTCCTAAACTCTCGGCTACCTGCTCACGGGTAAAATGGGTGATTTCCTCAATACTTGCGCTCCGCATAAATGATTACAAATCGTTTGGTTTCTGTTAGTTAAGCGAAATGAAACGCTTAACTAACAACAACAATAAACCCACCTCTAAGGGTGGGAATATTGCAAAATGCTATGGGGTTGTAATTTGCGACTACTTTGTTATTGTCTGAGCTAAAAGCCCTAGATGATATCGGAATTGAACATATTGGGGGCGATCGC